GCAGGTTTCGTACCCCGAAGCCTACGCTCACGTCCACTCCGCCTTCCCCGACATTAGGAACTTCGAGGGAGTCGTCAACGGAGCCTTGAAGGCCGGCTTCATCGAACGCATCGACCACAAAGGGGTAGTCTATCTGAAGGCGAAATTTCCAGAGTTGCCAATAACGGCGCCTATTATCGATCCGTAACCGGCGCCTCAATCACAGGAGCTTACATGCTAATCAAACTGACCGAAATGCCTGGGAAGCAGGAGGTTTATTTCAAAGCGGACCAGATCCGCTGCGTCATGGGGGCACCGGAGAACCCGCTGCTCACCCGAATCGTCACCACTCTCCTCACCCCCCAGGGCTTTCAGTCCTTCGATGTCCTGGGGGGCAAGGCGGATATTGCTTGTCAGATCAACCGTGCGTTGGAGGGAAAGAACGATCTCGCACAGTAGCTAGCTACCGATCCCCAGATCCTTCGCCAGCTGTGCCATCGCGCTATCATCATTCCCCTTGATCGCCGCCCAGGCAGTCGCATCCAATTCCGTTTGCCCCGCTGCCTGGGCCTGTCTAATCAGCTCACTGATCTGCGCGGCATTCTGCAGCAGCGCGATCACCAGCGAGAGCCCCTGCCCAATCGTTACAGCACCCATCACTTAACTCCTTTCGAGGTGAGAAATGTCTGAAGAGCCTGCAGTCCAGTCAATGCTAGCACTAGATTGCGCTGCGCTCCCGCCTGATCCCCGGCCAGCTCTGCTGCTTTTGCCGCGTCGAGAACTCCTCGCGAGTCTTGAGCTAGCTGATATACTCGCTTCCCGTCTTCCTTTGACAGAGAACCAGCGTTTACAGATTGGTCCGCAGTTTGAACAACAGCTGTATGTACTCCGTAGGCTTCAGCAAGCTGTTGATCGAAACCTTTGGGAGTTGACAGACCTAACGCTGCGCATGCTGAAAGCATAACCAGCAGCCCCGCCGCCACCATCAATCTGATCTTCATTGCGTATGCTCCTTTTTACCGCCAAGAAAGAAGTATCCAACGCCGGCGGAGATTACCGCCCCCAGCGCTGCTTCAACCGGCCCGGGCATCACCGCTCCCGTTAGGCTCACTATCCACGAAATGATCGTCGCAAGTGGGATACCAATCCCCACACTCGCTATCGTGCTATTCGACGGCGTAGCGGGGTTCGCCGGCAAAGGATCTGGACTATTCATCTTCATCATCTCCTCTAGGTTTCATCACATCTTGGAACATGGGGGTCGGTGCCGGTGAGATCCTTATATTTCCTATACAGTTCATTCAGCCTATCCGTATAGTTCTGCCTCGCAGGTGAATCTACCGCCGTCCTACATTGCTGCCCCCGCACCGTCTGGATCGCTAGATCCAGCCTCTCCACCCGATCCTCTAAGAGCTGCTTCGAAATCTGTGATAGATTCATATTCGCCTTACTCAAATCCGTCGCCTTTGCAAACGGTGCTTCGAGCCCGGCGAACCCTACCCAGCCACAAACCCACACCATATGAAAGCTAACAATTCCTACCCAGGTACTACGCAAGATGAAACTCCGTTGTTCCTTGGTTAAGGTTCCAAAAAGCGTCTCTAATATCACCTCCCACATTACAGCACTCCTAGTTTGGGACATCAGCACTAGATTGATACTGGAATCTCCAGTTTGTTCCATCGAAGTAGAACTGATATGCGCGGCTACTCCCCCCAGCGGGGGTAGTCAACCCCCCCGGCACCTTGAAGATCCCTGCCCAGCCAACTGCAATTGCACCGGAGGTGGTGTTCTTGATTATTACCGAGATCTCCTTCCCGTCCATCGCACCGGTAGGCGCCCCCACCGTCACATTTCCGCTGCAAGAGATTTCAAACTTATCACTAATTGCTGCGGAGAACGTCGGGAAGCCGCCAGCAAACGGGACGACTTGGCGGCCGATGGAGGCCTGTTGCGACGCCGCCGGGTTCTGGACGCTGAGAGGAGCGGTGCCGAAGAAGACGGGGTCTACCAGTACTACCTGCCCATTCGACGGCCCGGCGCAATCTATATAGTACTGCGCAGCTGCTGCCGCGTTGTTCTGCCCAATCTGACAGTCCGTCAACCGTACCAGCCCAGTGGTCGCAAATGAAAGGTTGCGGGCGGCGGGATTCGCTCCCAGCCCCGCATTCATAAACCTGCAGCTCTTCAACGTCATGTCAAAGTCTGCCTGGTTGGTAAACACTAGCACGTTGTTCTGCCCATCCGACCAGTTACAGTCCGTGCAATCCACGAAGCCTGCTGGCGTGCCGGTAGTCGTCTGCACCGCGAAGCTGGCGAGGTTCGTGTTAACTATATCCACGTGGTTGAAGGTGATCTGATTCGTCCCGCCTCCCGTCACCACCACTCCCAGATCCACTCCATCAAAGTTACAGTCCGATACCTCCGCGGAGCAGGCTTGGAAGGTAAGCTGCGTACCTGTCGCCCCGGTTCCCAACGTCGCGTTCGTCAGCGTACTGAGATTCTCCAACTCCAGCTGTCTACAGACCACAAACGACCCTATTCCGACCCCTCCTAGATTCGGCACAGCTGCCTGCAAAAACACATTCTTAATCCGAATCGCCCAGGCGTTGATGAACAGGAACAGCAGCCCCCGGTTGTGGGTGTATACATGCAGACCCTCTATCGTGATGATATTCGCAGCCGGGCTCATCGTATCCTGAATGAAGTAATCGTAACAGTTGGATAGAGAATTCGCCTTGAAATACGCATCCGCCGTCCCTCCTGTAACGCTAAAGCACCCCTTCTGAAACTCGAAGGTATTTCCCTGTACGAGATAGTTATTCAGCCCGCCGACAAACGCTGGTTGCACACCGCCCGCATCGAACCAGCAATCTTCAATTGACCCGCTGAAGATATAGTCCGAATTTGCAGCACTGTACCCTGCAGCATTCGTTCCAGACAGGGTCCAAAATGCGGGGTTGGAGGCGGGTATCTTCCCCGCATTAGCTACAATGCAGACATACGACAGGCCGCCAGAGCTCACCAGCGCCCCAGCAACATAGTTCGTCGCCGGGTTGTAGCTCCTCAGCTGATCCGCATGGATGCTGAAACCTGACCAGGCGGTAAGCGCCGGGTTGTCCCCTGTTGTCAGGCGAATGCGATAGAACGACAGCTTCTTATTCGTCGCCTGATTAATCACCATCGCGTTGATAGCGAGGAGATCCGCGATACTGTTCGCCATGGGCTCGATCTTAGTATTAGTCCTGCTCTCCCCCACAAAACGGATATTCGGCTGACTCGTCTGCGGAACGTAGATAGGAGCATTGATATAGTGTACGCCCGTCGGAAACACTACATCGCCCGTAGAGCACAGCACCGCCATGTTGATAGCCGCCGAGCAGTCCAGCGTAGGTGTGGAAGTAAACGCTTGCGTTTGGGCAATCTGCGCATCGGTATAGTACCTGAAGACATTACCTGGCAGATAATTGTAGTGCAGCACCTGCGCGCCGTTAGCGACCTCCAGTGCGGTGAGCGGGAAGGGAACGAGGCCGTTGGGGAGAGCTGCCCAGTTCGGCAGTGCATTGGGTCCGTTAGAGAACAGAACATAGCCGGGCAGACCCGCTCCCGTCGAGCCGAAGAAGATCGCCCCCGATGATGTAATTGTCCAGAGGACTGTCGAATTCACCCTGAATACAATCGAGCCAACGTTATTCCCTCCCGCCGTGTCGGTCATGATCAGGTGAACCGACCCGCCCCCAATCGGGCCGACCTGCCCGCCTCCCAGATACAAATTCCCCGCCTGCCCTACCGTCGCATTTCCGCCCCAGATCGCCGTCGTCACGCCGAACGGCCCTGCGAGGCTGGTGCAACCCTGCAGGGTAACCTGTCCTACCTTATCTGCTCCTCCACCGCCAATCAGAAGCAAATCCCCGCTCGGCTGTGTAGGGTCATCCGACTCTCCGCTCGCTACAATCAGCCGGATCCCCGCCAACCCAGGCGTCTGCGCATCCGTCGTCAGACAAGCATTTAGCTTCCCCGCACCGCCCAGATACAACGTCGGGGCCGGAATACCACTGGGATTTGGTCCCTGCAGTGCAAAGGTGAGATCTCCGTACGAAGTCAGAAAGCCGTTCGGCCCGGTAACCTGCACCTGCCCCGAAACAATCGATGCACCGTAAGGGCCTGTTGCCGGAACATTCCCTTGTACGATCCCGTCAACAAGGTTCAGCCACGCAGCTGTCACCACTGTCTTGGTAGGGACGAAGTTCTGTGGCGGGAGAAGCGGAATGTAAGTACCCATCATTATACTCCGTAAGGATCGTAGAAGGTATTATCAGCCCGCATGCAATCAGCGATACCGACATCTGGCAGCGCGGCTTGTGAGTTGAGGGTGCAGAAGGAGGTGAATGTGACTTGGGGCAGCTGCGCCCACGGGACGCTCTGGTCGTCCTTGATATCCCGGGCGAAGTCCTGTGGCTGGCGGGGCTCGTTGTGCTCTGGGCAGCGGTACTGCCCCATCCAGTTCCGCTCCATCTGCGAGGCCTTCCGCTTCCGCCCGCACATTGAACAGCTCGCGTTGTGGTCCCCCGGTGACAGGAAGTCCGCTCTGCCCTTCTGCGGTGTAGTGCCCATTAGAACTCCATCCCCCTCGCATATCCGCCCGCCTGTAGCTCCTTCAAATCATCAGCCAGTCGATCACCGATATCAGTGCGGTAACCAAGATTACTAGGAATAGCCAGCTGCCGGATAGCTCCGTATGCGTCCTTCTGAGCGCTTCGCACAGTCCGACCAGTGCCGCTAACGACCATAATATAGTTACCAGCAGTAACATCTGCTGGGACATCTTTCACCTCCCCGTTGATCAGGGTGGGGATGGTCCCGAACTTCATCTGCTGGTAGTGGAGCTGATGCTGGATCTCCCTCGACATCCCGCTGATGGGGTAGCCGGACCAGTACTTATCCTCCCCCTCGCCAGGAAAGTTGCCGTGCACCAGCAGCACGCCTACCGCGATGTCCGTCGAGACTTCGAGAGAGTCTGTGCCACGCAGCAGATCAGCCATCCATTCCACAGGATCACTTTCGATGACCGCTTGACGGATGAGGAAGTCAGGCCATCCGAGCCTGCAAGTGAACTCGAGGGGCCACGCTCCGTCGTCATTAATGATACAGTTGACGGAGCAGTCGCCGACGTAGTTGATTGCGTGGAGGTAATCGGTAACCGGTTCGAGAACTTCGGCAAAGAGTCGTGATCGCTTGACATGACGAATCACCGTCCCCATTTCACCTGTATTGCAGCCCAGATCCCCGACCAGGAATTTCTTGTGCTCAAAACTCTCTTCGAGAGCTGCACTCCAGCCTCCTGGACCAAACCAGCCAGCAATGCCCATTTCCACGCCATTGATCTTCTCCTGCAGCATCAGCTGCCCATCGAGGCCGTCCGCCTGCCACCGCTTGAGCATGAAGACCGCTTCGTCTGCGTCCCGGGCAACGCAGGTCAGCGCCTTGTCGGTAGTGCCGCCCCAGGGCTTGATCGCGTAAGCTTTTCTAGTTTCACACACAATCCCCAGCGCCTCGTCGATATCCTTAACAGTGTGATACGGAACCACCTGTACTCCATGCTCTTCGAGTACTCGCTGTCCCAGCTCTCGATCCAGCTCAAGTTCCGCACCCTTGGCGTTTGCGCCGAAGATAGGGTACCCCTTACCGAAATAGGGAGCCAGCGCTGCTTCGTAGAGATTATTCCCTGTTGGGACCACAAGATCCGCCCAATCCATGAGCGGCTCCCACTCCTCAACCCTATCGACCAGTCCTTCACCAGTGTCCCACTCTTTCGGGAGGTTGTAGTAACGTACCGCATGCCCATGGTCCTGCGCCCTCATTGCTAGGTCCAGCCCCGCTGACCCGACCGTGTCGATGATCAGAACCTTCATTTCTTCTGGTCCTTATCCAGATCAGGCTCGCTCGCTTCCAGCGCGCCGAAGTAGAACAGCTCCTTGAGTCCCGCCCTCGCAGCTTTCCTCTGCGCCGAATCTCCCTTAAACCCAACCGCTAACCTCCGCATTACCGCTGGGTGTACCAGAAATCCTCTATACAGTGCGGCTACACCTTGATGAAACCAGCGAATATAGAACCTCTTCTGCATCATACTACCCGTTGCCATACCAGCGATGTTCGGGTCGTGGATCTCGGGGAAGAGGAACTTGATTTCCTTATCCAGAGTCCGAAGGTCTTGATCTAGGCCACCAGGAAACAGCAGCTTTTGTTGCTTCTCCGTAAACTGATTCATCCACTTAGTAAGCCCCGTCATCCCTGAAGTCTTACTAACTTCCTCCATTGCTCCCGCAAAAGCGTGGCGAAGAGCTTGTTGCTGAATCTGCTCAACTACCGGAGAGTTCTTTCCCATAATCCTGATGAACTGATCCAGCCGGTCCGTCTGCCCCCCATGCACGAGCCAGTTATACGCATCCTCTGGCGAACGGCTGTTGGCGGAGAGAGACTTGAGATAAGCCTCGATCTTCCGCCCACCCACCTGCTTCGACCCGGTGATGGAATGTAGTTTTGTCAGCGCAGCTTGCTGAATCGCCTGTCCCGTAGCCTGTGTTTCAATCGCAGGATGGTCTCCCTGCATCTGCTCAACTATACTCTTACGAGTCGTAGAGCGCTTAACGCCAGCTTTGTCCAGCAACTTATCCGCGGCGGCATGCAGGTAACCCTTATTCGCCTTGTTCATACTGCCCATTTTGCCAGTCAGCTTATCAGCAATGATGTGAGCTCGCTGGATTGCAATAGCATCAGGCATGCTGGAGGTTGGCGGTGGTCGGGCTCCCTTATTAAGCATATCCTCCGTCATCTTGCGGATCTCAGGAGTCGCCCCACTGAATTTGCTCGGAATAGGTCCACGGGTGAAGCGGCTTAGCACAGGCCCAATCGCGCGCCCTCCAACTTCGCCTTCGGCGCCAGCCTCTGCCGCGCCTGCGATTACTCGTGCATACTGCCCCGGCGTCTTCCTATAGTTCCCTGTAACCGCCTTCGCCCCCTCCTTCAATGTTTTTCCGCTAGCGGCGCCTGCTATCGCTCCTCCAACAGCCCCGACGAAGGTTCCGGCCGGGCCTACTACTGACCCACCCGCAGCTCCTTCCAGCGCCCCTACTATACCGAGCGTAGTTTCCGGTGCGTCACCTGCCATCCTGGCGAAGAAGCTGCTAGATGCACGAAGGGGCTTTCCATCCTTTCCTTTCACTATCAGTCCGTGTGAGTCTTCAGTCACTGATCCTCTACCGTAGGTATGCTCAAGAAAAGCCTTTCGCTCTTCCTTATTATCCATCATGGAGAGCATAGCTTGGTGGGTAAAGGGCAGTCGACCAAGCTTTTGAGGTGGAGATTCTGCGCTTCCGTCGTCACCGGTAAGCATATCAGCCTTACCTTGATTCTTCACCCCCTTCGCAATAGCCCCGAGAGTGGTTTGAGTTCCTACTGAAGTAGGGTTAACAATCGGTGCGCTCTGCCAGGCAGACCCCTTAGCAGCCGGCGGCCCTCCACCACCCAGCTTTACACTAACCGTACCGTCCGGGGACAGTACTCCACCATCACCACCAATTACAGGGGCATCTTGCCATCCCATTACGGCTTCCTCCGGGTTTTACCGTCAGGGCCAATGAACATTGCCCCGGAGGGTAGTTTGTTGAACTCGGCATCAGAAGATATCGTAACCGGGGCGGTGGTCTTATCTCCCTTACCCTTGATGACAGACCCGTCTTCCCCCATCAACCTCTCCCGAACCGCCATCAGTGTGGCCTTTGCAGTGCTGGGGGTGGTGAACGGCTTCCGGAGATCGGAAATATCTCTCACAATCTGCCGCTCATCGGCAGCCAGCTTACCCTTCTTAGCCAGAGCTGCGGGTAGTCTACTAATCAGCACCCCCAGCTTGCCATCAAAGGATGCCTGCGGACTCTCCACATCGTCGTCGCCAGAACCAACGCTGGCCAGCCATTCACCTACGTTCTTAAACTTTCGACCGATACCTACAGTAGCCTCTCCCTGATCCAGCAAAGCAATGATAGCATCGATGTCCTGAACGGAGCCTTGTCGCGCCTCTGCCTGTGCCTTACCGGCTGCATTCTCTTTCTGCACGCTTGCTTTGGCTGGGAGATTCTTCAGCTTTCCGCTATCGTTCAGCTCACTGTACGCTTGCTGAAACGCCTCATCTCGGGTCTGGCCGGAGGCCATTAGCCCCTTTGCGCGCTCTGCTACCTCCGTCGCATAGAGCTGATACCCTTTCGGATCGGCATCTGGGTAGTCAGCCTGAATGAGCGACTTCGCATTATTTACTTCCGCTGCTGGTGGCGGCTTACCGCCCGCTTTACCAATTGCAGCAGCGCGCGCAGAGTGCTCTTTCGCTTCGGCTTGACGCAGAGGGACACCCGCGGCTTCGAACTTTGCCATCGCTTCATCTTTCTTCGCCTCCGCCTTAGTCTTCTGCAGCTCCGCCTGTTGCTGCGCTGTCATGCTTGCTCGCTTCAGCAAATCCACCGTCTGTGGATCATACGGCTGGCTGAGGAACTTCTGCACCTCGGGGTGCTTCGCCTCGTCTGGGAACATCAGCGGGAAGGTCATCCGCGCCTTATCCCAGTCCGCTGCCGCAGTCGGAGAGTTTTCATGGATCGTATCCAGCACGCTGCCAACATGCCCCCACATCTTTGCCTGCTGCGCGGCCTGATGAATCTCCAGCGCCGACCCACTCTCCGCCAGCTTCGCACCCTTCTCCATGAACTCGGAGCCCTGCTGAATCAGCCCGTGCTTCATGTAGGTTTCACCAGCGGCGAAGGCGAGGTCGGCGGCGTTGTACGACTGCCCTGCAATCCCTCCTACCCCTCCCTGCGTACCTGGCGCACCTCCCGCGCCAGAGTGCGACCTACCTTTCAGCTCCATCATGGCCGCTGCCTGCGCGTCCAGCAACTGCTGGGTCTGCGCAATCTCCAGCTTCCCTTTCGCTAGTTGCTGCATCGCCTCCTGATGCTGATCACCGGAAGCTTGTTGCTGCGATTGGTACTGGCCCGCCGCCATGTATCCGCCCATGAATCCGCCTACTCCGTCAGCCATTTCAGCCTCCCGGTGAGGTTACTGTGTAACCAGGATAAATCCCGCCATACGGTGTGCCAGCGCCTGGCGTCCCGGCACTCGAGTAGCTGCCTTGCGGGCCGAACATCTTCAGCGCGCTACCACCCTGCGCAAGCAGCTGCTGGATCTGTTCGAAGCTCTGCCCCTGCCCAGAGATCGCATTCGAATTCGCTCCACTCGCAACCGACCCATAGCCGGCGGGGTTCTGTGTCAGCCCGCTCAGGCCAGCCAAGAGCTGCGCCTGCTGCTCATACGCACTCGATGCGTAGTTCTGTCCATATTGCTCCAACGCCACTCCCTGCGCGCCGCCGGGATTTGCTGCGAAGTTCCGAGCCACCGACTCCGCTCCCTGGTCCTTAAAGAACTGATAGCTAGGCAGTTTCGTCACCGACGAGGGGTCGGCCATGAGCTGGCTCAGCTGATCCCTATACTGCCCCTGCGCGCCGAACAGCTCCTGCTCCATCCCCAGCTGCGAATTTGCCAGCCGGTTCGCCTGGCTATTGGCCTTGGAACTCTGATAAGCAGAATACGCGCCAACGCCTACGCTAGCTACGGCTGCGGCTGCGGCTACGGTTGTTGCCGTTACTGCTCCAACCATTTTGCAGTCTCCTGTATAAGTTGAGCACCGCGCTGCAGTATAACCGACGGCGGTGCGAAGTACTCTGATTCAAGTTCCGCAATATCCCTGCAGCCGTCGGGGTTGAGGTGCCAGCTCTGTGCGGTGATCGGCGTGATAGTCTGAACGACCATCTGATGTCCCGGCTGTGTATGGGTCATCGCCGGAGCGCAGTATCTCACCCTACCAGTCGGAGTCTCTACCCAAGTAGTGCCCCGAATCAGCTTCACTATATGCCCCAGCAGATGCGTGCGGCCAATGAAGATGTAATCGGCGGGCAGATCGAACTCCCTGATATACCACACTCCCTTAAACGAGTGCCGTATCTCAAAGTCGTCATCCTCCACCTTCGATCCCTCCAGCGGCGCAATCTTCGCAGCTAACCAAGCGATCTTATCAGGCCAGCTGAGTTCCTTCGGCGCCGACTCTATAATGGCTAGCTCATTCATGACCTGTATACACTCCGTTGACGAAGTGAAGAGTCACCCCTCCAACCACCACATCCTCTGTCACTCCCGGATGCAGCACATTGTAGAGGTTGCGAAACCACCCGCTCCAGGGCTGAGTGAAGGATCGCAGAGGCTCTCCCTCTTTGCGTTCGATCACTGATGCCCCCCTGGGCGGCGGCGTATTCAGGACAGTCATAGTGTTCCTACTCCTAGCAGCAAGCTGCCAGATTTAATCCGGAAGGCGGTGTTGCAGAGATGGCGGAGATGGTAAGCACGACGGTAGAAGGACCCTTCGTTGTCGATGTACGGGCGCTTCTGGCTCAGATCCACATTCCGGAAGTTCGACCACTCGCCAGGGGCATAGTCGTTGTCATTGTAGCGAACGTTCAGGATGCTGCCGGGCGTCTGATCCGCGTGGAAGCGTAGCAGGTTGAGCATCTTGATCTTATCAATCTCCCCATCGAAGTTCGGGGTGTAGATATCGACCGGGAACAGCACCCCGTTGTCGTTGGGGAATACCTTTGCCACATCGATGTCCATGATCAGGCCGCTGGAGAGCTGGGCAATATGGGGGGCGGCGATGCCCTGGCCAAACGAGCCCTGATAGCTTGTCCCCACTACCGGATACGCATTCCCTACCGGGTCGGTCCAGATGTACCACTGCTGCTGATCAATATCGTAGACGAGGCAGAGGTTCAGGTTCTGTATATTCATCCCGTAGAATCGATGCCCGGCGTGCTTCAGCACCCAGCCAATCAGCCCCCCACCACCGAACTCAGTACTCACCTCCACCCCATCCAGTATCTTCTCCACCGCCGGGGTAGAGACAACACGGGGGATCAGGTTGTCCATCTGCACTACCTGCGGACTAACCGTCTCATTCGAACTTACCCAGAACAGCGAGTTGTCAATCGACTTTACACTGTACGGCGCGAAGCACCCGAGGGGGATCTGCGAATCCGGTACAGGGGAAAGCGGACTGCCAGGAGCAGGGTTGCTGTTGTTGAAGAAGACCTGAGTAGTGGACTGCTTGAAGGCGATGATGTAGCTGAGCTGCTTGGCGATCGCAACGCCTTGGTCGGAGGTGGAGTTGGCGGCAATCACATTCAGTGGATTCCACGTCGTTCCATCGTTCAGATTCGAGCCCCAGATATTCCCACTGACATCCATCACGTAAGTGGTGCCATCGAGGTACGCTACGCCTGGGACGAGATTGGGGAGATTGAAGGCGAACGGCACAGCGGGGATATTGCTTGTGATCTCTGTCAATATCTGCCCAGCAGGATCTAGCAAGTATTGATTGAACGGGCCGACTAAGATGACCGTCAACGGATTACTGGTGATAGTTTCGAAAGTATATGGCAGGTTTCCGGCCTGCGGTTCGACTGTTCCTACGATGGTCCCGCCCACCCGTAGAGCGCTCCCCGTGACGGTGATCAGGCTCCCTACCCCTGCGATCCTCGGGGACTGGTAGATCCCGCACCCTGCACCTCCACTGATGCTCTGAAAAAACACGTTCCGTTGCATCCCTGGGCGCTTGTAGATCCAGAATTGCTTATCCTTCGGATCCAGCTCCACATACCCGTTGTACAACCGGGAGTCCTTTGTAAGCGGGACTTCCCCGTCCCTCACCTCTAGCGGAGAGTAGAGAGGGAATCGATCTGGCAGTTCCGTTCGTTGCGGCATCTCAGTACCGTCCCACTCGCTTGCCGGGGTAGCTGGATCGGGGGTCGGGCTGGAAGGTCGTCGATCCGTCCTCCTGATCCCACGCCAGGAGCGCGGATTCGTAGAAGAGTGACTTTGTACCACATCGATCAACTATCTCTTGCGGCATACCGGTGCAGATTTGATCCGCCAGCCCCCACTCTAGGGTCAGCTGCCACTCCGGTGGGAAGGCCATGCTGTCGGTGAGCATGGAGAAATTGGGGATCTGCAGATCGACGACCAGGTGCACCGCCCCGGTGGCCATCAAGGCGTCCGGGGTCAGCCACAAATGCACATCGATGCTGTTTAGCTGCTTGTCCGGATAGAAAGAGGTAATAGTGCCGGGCTGCGCTGCAGGGGCGAATGTCCCTACCGTGCCAGTCTGATCCCTGTTCGACAGGGTGTTCCATTCGTTCCGGCTCAGCAGGTTGAGGGGCCGCTGCGAATTATTCGCATCCACATAGTACCCCTCAATCACCCGCCGGGGCTTATTCACTATCTGCACATCCCCTGACGGGCCTAGCTTATACAGTGCCTTCCCTGCCTGCAGCACCGGAGCTGAGATCGCGTAGTCCTGCTGTACCCAGAGAATCGCCCCCTGCGTTTGCAGGTAATTGACGTACTTATTCAGCCGCCTCATGTTCTCTGCGAGCTGCTCGCCCGTCGGCTCCCTGCCCTGAGCGAGCTTCCCCGCATCTCCCATCGCATCACAGATGATCTGGTAGCATGTTGACGGAACTGCGATTGTCATTTGTCGAAGTCCAGTAGGATGAAAAAGGCCATCGGAGGGTCCGAGACCTTAAAAGGGGTCAACCACAGCGATCCCTCCCAATTGTCTGGGGAGGGTATCGCATGGTCGAAGCGGATGTTGGAGCGTGATTCCAGCGGCATTAGCACGCTGTCCGGATCCCAACTGAGTATAAAGCCCATCTTTTCTTCGATGAGCCAGGCAGCGGAGGAGAGCTTCAACAGCTTTTGCTTAGTTGGAATCTCAATCCTGAGCTCGTCGGTGACCTGGCCACTTATTCTAAAGGTCAGGTTCCGCTGAGTCCCGCCGGCAATCTCGGTTAGGACGGTCATCTTACCGCTCCTTCTGAGCGCAGTGGAAGTCCGCCGTCATGGTCGTTGCCGCTGCGGTTGCGCCATTACTGAGAGCGAGCGTCGGAGCGAGGTTGACGGTAGTGAACATGATCGGGGTCTGAACGCCCTGGGACTGGTAGTTGTAGTTGGCTGCTACCGGCCCATTCGGAGGGTTCAGGCTGAGACCTGTGACTGGGTCCACAGCGCCAGAACCACTCGACGGCAGATAGCCCACGAGAGGGAAGCCTGCCCAGGCGTAGAGGTTCTGGTTGCGGTCGACGAAGAAGGCGAGGTCGATATAGCTGTTGTTCGCCAGCGTGTATGCGGAGGTCGGGATGGTGATAGTGTTGGTGAATCCTGCCCCCGACGGGCTGCCTGCGTTGCTAGCGATGTTGATCAACACCAGGTTATTGGCTGCACCTGCTGCTTTGTAGAAGAACAGGCCATCCACTACGTTCCGTGCGCCTGCTGAGAAGGGTGTGGCGGTGGTAATGCAGAGGCCGGCGATGAACGAGGCGGTAGAGGCAGCGGCGATCTGCAGACGGGCGAGGTAGAAAAGCTTCTTCATCGATCCACTGGTCACGGGCGGGTTGTTGCCAGTACTGGGCAACACGAACGCCGCTGCGGATTGGATCGACTCGAAGTTTCCTGCCGCTGCACCGGTGGTGAAGAGGGCGGTGCCGCCATCTCCTGCTGCATTCGCCACCGTTCCACTGTTCACGTTCGTGACAGTGTAGGCGCCGAGATCCAGCACGGTAAAGTCGTCTGCGAATTGCTCGTAGAAGAACGGATTTCCTGCCCCGCTCTGCCACAACGGTCCCCAAGGGGGGTCCTGCGTCAGTCCAGCCGGGAGGCTCTGGGGACGCTGATTGGCGGGAGTTGATGCCATTTTGGGCTCCTTTTACGGTTGGTTAATCGGCGCCCATTACGGTCCGTTGCTGCCGAGAATCGCCCGAGGATCAGTATTGCCCACACTGAAGTACATGTAGGTCGACGCCAGGGCGTTCTTCGTCCCGAAGTCGTTGTCCTGATCGAAGATCGGGCGCACCCGCCAGAACTGCTGCATTCCATGCTGGCAGTTCGTGCGAACGAACCAGGCGTGCGGGGAGGTGAAGTAATGGTTGAGCTTCACTCCGCCCGGGAACGCATTGGTCGCCTTCAGCACGTTGATGTCGTTGTTCGCAGTGCCGGGCTGCAGTACGCTCTTCAGAATGCGGTTCGCATTGAACCACTCCTGACGGGCAATGTGCAGGCTGGTGGGGAGGATGCTGATGAGCAGGTTGCGATCCGTCTGCAACCCCATCGCCTGGATGACGATGTCCTCGAGGCTCGCCTCCATGAGGTCCGCCGGCGGGCTCAGCACGTTCGAGTATGTGCCGCCAGTGGTGTTCGGATGGCTCGCGCTGCAGAGTGTCTGTCCATCCGCTCCGGTGAACACGTTGCCGGTGAAGGCATCGTTGTACACCGCTGCGCAGATGTTCTCGATCGTCTGCTGAATGCTGAACGCATTCGCCTTCGCCCGGTTCATCGCGATCTTCTCGTAGAGATTGTTGATCATCTCTTCGTAGGTCACGATATAGCCTAGCGAATAGGCAATGTGCGGATACGTTGCGACTGGACCCTGAACCTCAGAGTCGTAAGTTACCTCACCTCCTTCCTCTTTCACTGATGCGAGCCCGAAGCCAGTTACCTGGACATCCTGCTCATACGCCATGTCGGAATCGAGCTGATCGAAGAGATCAGTGTATTCCGTGGGGTGCTCGTCGTACATCTGACCCCAGAAGGCATGCACCCCAGGCCAGAGCGCCTTCGGGTGATTGCCAGTTGTAATTACGCCACCGATTGCCATGAAGAGTTCTCCTTAAGCCTGAGTTGGACGGGTGAGGAAAGCGTGCTTGCCCAGCATCACCCACCACTTCTGTCCAGCCCCACCGGTAGCGGGCGAGGTGACCAAGTGATTGTCGATGCGGGGGGCAAAGCGCATCACGAGCAGATCGGTCGGGGCGGCGGTCGGAGCCGTTCCGTTGTCGATCTGCGTTCCGCTGACCGCTACGCCGGTCGCCGGGGCTGCATACACGAATCGCACATAGCGGCCGACGATCGCGTTTGTGAAGTTCGTGCCGGTCCCTCCCTCCTGGATCTCGTAGATGATGTTCGGGTCGTCACTGACCGCAGCGTAGTAGTTCACCGACTGCGCGCCAGTCGGCCGGTTGGTGATGTTCAGGTTGTTGGGGTTGGCGTACACGCCTGCAGACAGCGTGCCGACTGCGACAATCGCGCCCAGGGTCAGCCCACTGTTCGCAGTCGCCAGGGTGATCGCAGGGATGCCGTTCGCATCCGATGCGGTCGCAGCACCTCCCGACACCAGGGACACAATATCCCCGATGTAGAAAGGGTTTGTGTTTGCGGCCAAGATCGAGTAGATCTGGACCTTGCCGTCGTACTTCGCCCCGTTCAGATAGCGAACAGGGCTGAGTCCCGCCGGCTTTGATGGATTGACAAAAGCCATTTAGGTTCTCCGTGGTAGATTAGCGTTTCCGTCGAATGACCGCCTTGCGAGTCGGTCGGTTGAAGATGGCTGTCTCGCGGTAGGCTTCCTTGCCCATTGGCTTCAGACCATCGCCGGTATCGATCTTGGCTTCATCGCCGAAGATGGCCTGCATAATACCACTGTTACGTAGCTCGATCTCTTTCTGATCCTCAAGCCAGTACTCCTCCGGGATCTTCATCAGGTATGCGCGTACGGGAGTACCGGATTCAGTCTTGTCTGCGATCAAGGAAACCCGGGAGCCGAGGTCGGTCCCGGTTGACTTGCCTTCCAGGGCGACGTTTAGCTGGTTCATGCTCACCTCGTTCCGATCGACGAATTCGTAGTACGCGTCGATAGCGAGGGGAACGTTGTCTTCCTTGAACCAGTGGAGATGCCATCCTGGAATCTCCGGGGTTTGGAAGCGCTGCCGTGCGGTTGACATCGACCGGCGAGGCGGGCGCGATGTGCGGACGGCAGCGGTTTCGGTTGGATTCGAGAGCTGGCTCAGAGCGCTCAGGAGCTCGGGGGCGATCGGGTCGGATTCAGTCATGATCATTCCTCAGGTTGAAAAGTAAGTGTTGGCGTAGGACTTCCGCCAGTCGTCCACCGTCTTGAACTTCTGCCCCTCGCCGATCTTCAGCCGCTTGGCAGCCTTATCGCAGGCGGCCTTGGCGTCGTCGGGGAGGTCGGAATAGGATTTGCCGGCGGAGTTCGAGCCACTCCCGTTTGTGCCAGGACCACCTCCGCTTTCGACCCGGGAGGGTCCGCCTCGGCGGCCGTTGTCCTTTAAGTTGAACTTCGCTCGAGTAGCCTCCGCGACCATCGCCAAGCGATCGGATTGGGAGGTTGCGACGGTTACTTTGCCTTCGCGGATCAGCTGATTGTTGATCTCTATGCTCGCAGCCCGCATCACCGCATCCTCGCTCCACCAGGGGTTGTCCTTCAGAAAGGCCTTGAACTCAGGGGTTTCAGCGGGATTCCCCTGCTGTTGCTGCTGCTCCTGCTTCTTCGGCGGCGTCTCCTTCGCCTTCGTATGTGCCTGCACAGCCGTTGCGTGCTTCCGCAGCAGCGTCAGCTCCGTCTGCACATCGCCCGCCTCCCGAGCATCCACAATCGCAGCCTCGATCTGCTCCACCGTCTGCTCAGCCCGCTCCACCACCACCTCGTGGTTAGTGGCCTGGATCTCCTCCAGCGCCGCGGCATTCGCTCTATTAATCCGCTCCTGCTCCTGCAACCTCGCCTGCAGCTGCTCAACTGTTTCGGTCAGGCGGCGATTCGTTGCCTTCACAAACGGGAGTACCTCTTCGCCTCGCTTGACGAAGGTTTCTGCATCCACGAAGTTCTCCGGATCGCCAGGGAAGTCCTCCTTCGGCTTCCAACCCTGCGCCCTTGCCTTCTCTTCGATCGTCTGTTCACCAGCCATGATTAGCTCCTCGCTTGTAAGATCGTTGCTTTCGTCCGCCCTTCACCACCCTGTTGTTTAGACTGGGTAATAGGGTTCTTCACTATCATCTTGCTAATATCGCCCTTCAGGCGACAAAACACATCCTCCGCGTTGATGATGCGGTAGAATTTGCCATCCAGTGGTCCCTTCACAATCGCCCCGCAGAACTTGCTGATCAGCACATTGTCGCCGGGCTTGCAGCGGACAGAGACGCCCTTATACGCATCCTCCCCCAACTCAATCACCGTCCCTCTCATCTCCCTCATCAGTTCCATCGCCATCACGTGGTCGGGAATCTGCATCAAGGATTCGGTTAACTCCGGCATGTACGGAACGCACAAGATGGCCTGGCCACTCGGCTCCAGTCCGGATTCGTTCGTAATAGTCGTCATCGTTCATTACCTCGCTGTATTGCTCGTAGTCTAAATAAAGTAGCTCATGAATGCATTTGTACTGGGCAAGCGCCGAGTCCACGGCGGCCTTTTGCTTATACGCATCTTCATCGCTGAGTAGCCCCATCGCCCACTGTGACTTTAGACCCTCCAGGCACCTCGACAGATACGCCTGAATCGCCTTCATCCCCGGACTTGCCTTCAGATTGAGAAACTCCTCCTCCGTCAGAACCCTTGCTTCCATCACCTTCTCCCAGCAGAGTACTAATCTGCTTGTTCATCTGGTCGCCTAACTGTTCATGTAGCTTAAGTAGCTGCTCAAATGCTTCGATGTGGGTAGCGGCCTTGGTTGCGTCCGCATCGGCGGCGGCTTGGATAGCCTGTGCTTCCAGCAACCGGATCTTCGCTGAGTTGAGACGCTGCTCTTCCATCAGATGATTCGCCCACTTCATCTTCTCCGCTTCCAGCTTCATCTGGATGCCCTGGAGTTTCATCTGCTCAACCGCCGCTTTCGGGTTCGGGGCGGTGTGTTCAGGTGGCACCTTCCCCGGTCCGGGGTAAATTACGCTGATATTCTCCACCTCCATGTTCTCAAGCCAGATCTTCTCTACCTCCGCAATATCGTAGCCCGGCGTGGCCATGGCGGACTGCTTGACGGCGAGGGCGGTTTGCAGCTTCATGGTAACAGAGCTGACATTCGGGTTAGCGACCGGGGCGATAAGGTCCGCCGCCGCTGCAATATAGTCCTCCCTCCGGATCGTCTCCTCTCCCGAGCCGAACTTGAACGAGCGGGGGAGGTAGATGCGGTTCAACGCAAAGCGCTGCTTGAATTCCTCCTTCATCGACCGCCAGACCCGCTTGAAGATCATCTTGTAGACCTGCATTCCCTGCTCGGTCATACCTTGGAAGGTGGAGGCGGGAGTGTTCTGCCCCGGATTCTCACCCACCGTCGAGTCCACCGTCCCCGCGATACGGTTGCTGTATTCAATCAGCAGCTCAATCAATTGGAAGAGAAACGCGGGCGGGGCCCGATCTGGCCACATGAAAACATTCTTTCGTAGGTCATCACCAGAGCTATCAACACGCTTGAATTCCCAGGGTGCCATAGTATACACGCCTCCTCGGATCTTTGCGCCTCTGCCAAGGAGGCCTCCAAGAGAGTTCTGCATGGTTCCGAAGTCAAGCATTTGGTTGATAGCAGAATTGACTGCCTCATTAATCGGTCCGAGAAATACGCCGAATCCGAGGTCGTAAATGCCCCCGTCTGGAGAAGGTATGAAAGAGTATTTGGTGAAGTACTGGGTGGCTCGGATGCACAGGATTTTGTTATCATCGGTAAACTCCACGTCCTCCATCCGTTCGAAGCGGGCGACGATGCGGAGGAGCGTTTTGCTCGACTCCTCCACGGTTACGATATAGGGCTCGGCGTAGCCGTCGCCGTCGAGGTCTAGCCAGCAATGCTGTTCGAGCAGGTAGAAAGGGGTGTCATGATCGCCCAGGGGAGGGGACTTGCCAAGCCGCCGATCCGCGTCGATCTGCGACTGCGTTTGCTGCGAAGCGGGAGGTCCTTTGAACCACGCCTCATCTGTGCAGTCCACGAAAGTACCCCGCAGCATCCGCTCCCGCATCTGGTTGCGGTAGAGGGGGAATCGGTGGGTGACCCTGGCAGCGGCCGCTACGCTCTCCGCATGGTAGTCGATGATGAGATCCTTCGCCATCACTAGGACACCGACGGAATGGACCTTCGAGGCGTCGTAGTACGATTTGACGAAGTTACAGCCGACGATCGAGAGGTTGATCAGCAGGCGGTCATGCTGCTCTTCCCACGCCTCGTCCTCTTCTAGGACCTGCCAGCTCATGTGCTTGCCAATGCGCTTAGCACGGTCGACGGCGAGTTTGTCCTCCCCATTCACAGTTTTATAGCGGACGACGTTGTTACCCTGGACGATGGCGGCGTAGGAGCGGGCGGAGAATTGCAGAGCGGCGATGGTGACTAGCGGGAATACTACGTTAGAGCAGCCCGGCCAGGGGAAGTTCTTCGCTACTGCGACCTGCATCGCGAGGTTCATCGCGGCTTCCATCCGCACTTCCCACTGCGCGCGGGACTCTTTATCGATCTGATAGCCGCGATACACCAGGGAGGCGATCGCTGTGCAGTCCTCTGCGTCGAACCGCCCGCAGAGGTTCGAAGCCTCAATCATCTCTTGGTTGACGGTCAGGTGTTTGATCAGATTTAGCATGGTTAGTATCCAGTTACCTGCGATCGCCCGTCGCCGCTATTCCGCCAGAAATCACTCTCTCGCTCGAAGGCGATTTCCTCCTCCGATCTCTCATCTCCATCCTCCAACTCAGGATCATGTTCCAGGCCGATAAAGAGAGTAGCAGTACCATCAAAGCGGTCATCTTTCTCTGCATCCGCGTTGCCGGTGAACATCAGACACTCTTCCTTGTAGTCCGGGAACCAGTCCGCCATAGTGTCGAAGCGGCAAGCCCGGGTCTTCATTCGCTTCTGAAACGGACGGCCCCGAACCTTCTTATCATCCACCGGCACAAGTGAGTCGGCGATGTCTAGGAACTTATTCCTGCTAAGCATCTCTTTCTGCAGGATAGGCTCGATCGCCAACCACTCCTTCCCGTGCTCGACGAAGAAGCGCGGCTGCCAGGCGGCATGGATTTCAAAGAACATCTCGACGATCTGCAAGCTATCCATGCGATCTG